GCGCGCGGCGCAAAAAGAGATTTAATCTGTTCTGGCATGTTCTGGTAATCCTTCAGTTTATTTTCATTCACACAGGCCGCAGCCTGTAGTTCAGGTTCAAGCGTGTCAGCGAAACCTTTCTCCACTGCCTCGGCCCCGTTAAGCCAGGTCTCCGCTTTCAGCATCGCTTCCAGCTCCTCCTGCCCCAGTCCGGTTTTATTCATATAGGCGCTGAGCATCAGGGCTTCGTTACGATCAAGCCACGCGGCGTAATCACGCATGTCATCAGAATCCCCGGCGATCCCGCCCCACGGTTTGTGGACCATGATCCAGGCGTTTTCCGGCATGTGCACCGTGGCGCCGGGCAGGCAGACAATCATCGAGGCCATGCTGGCCGCCACCCCGTCCACCCAGATATCCACTTTCGCTTTCAGCCGCGACAGGGTGTTGTAGATGGCAAATCCCTGCATGACATCGCCACCGGGGCTGTGGATATGTAAATCCACCGCGCTGGCGTCAAACACCCCGGCTTCTTTACAGTCCGCGACGAACTGCTGGGCTGTGATGCCCCAGCCGCCGATCACGTCATAGAGGAAGATTTCGACGCGCCCGGCAGACAGCGCGCGGATTTCGTACCAGCACTGACCGTTTGCCGCATCGACACCCGCCAGGCTGGCGCGGGGGTTAATCATCATCGTCCGGCTCGCGCCGATCGTCTTTTGGTTTTGCCGTTGCATCTGGCATCGCTCCTTTGTCGTTGGCGGCGTCGGAATCAAACACCAGCCCGTGTTGACGGTTAAATTCGGTTTCACGCAGTCGCTGGCGTTTAACCTCCTGCGGGTTTTTACCCCGCGCACGTGCCCATTCCGCTTCGGTACCAGCACCGCCACGAACAATGGCTTTCCAGGCAGTAGCCTCTTTCCCCGGATCAATCCACGGCATCACCGGGCCGAGATAAAGCGCGTTATAGAGAGAATTTGGATCCACATCCGGCGGCACTTCAACGCCACTCAGCAACGCCATCGCCAGCCATGCGCGGTAAACGGGCCGGCTGTGCTGGCCGACAAACCACTGTTGCAGGACGTTGTACCCTTCGAAGCTCTCCACCAGCTCCTGACGCTGGGAGCTGTAGGTGCCGTTATAGTCCCGGGCAATGCTGGAATAGCTGCCGCGCGTGCCTGCGGCCACGGCCCGCATCTGTCCGTTTCGGAATTCATAGAGGTGAACATTCGGGCGATTTGATTCCACCATGCCCAGGTCTTCACCCGGGCGCAGATCGTCGTAAATCATGCCCGGGGCGATATCGTAATGACGCTGGCCGCCGGGAGGTGAAAACTCCCCGTCGTCACCAAGAGACTGCGCATCACCGCGCTTGATATAGAATCCCAGCGCGGCGGCAATACGGGCGGCGACGCGTTCACTCTCTTCATAATCCTTGATGTCAGAAAGACGGGTAATGACTCCGTGGATCAGGCTGATACCGCGCAGCTGGTGCAGACGCTTGCGCTGCGCAAGGTGAAGCATGTTTTCAGCTGAGACGGTTTTAAGTTCAGCGCTGAACCGCGTCATATTTGCCGGGTGGTACTTGTAAACGCGGTAGCCGACGGGACGTCCCCAGTTGTTCACGATGATGCCCTGGCGAACCTGCTGGCCGGCGGTGCTGTTAAGGTTGAACGGAACAAAATCCGCCTCCAGCATTTCCAGCGAGAACGGTACGGAGGTGGAATGTTGCAGACCCGGCACATTCCCCCTGACCAGTTGCGTGAACACTTCCCCGTCACGCAGTGCTGAACGCAGCAGCAGGCGTTCGGCTTCCGGGCGGGTGAACATGCCAGTCACCTCAGGACGCACGGACCATTCAGCCCAGAGCGCCGAAAGTTTCCCGGCGAAATCGGAATGAAGATTCCCCTCCAGATCGAGGGGCTGAGGCTCAACATGGATCCCGTGGGCACCAATCACCCGGTCTTCCATTTTGTCGAACAGGCCGATCACCAGATCATGGTTTTCATCAAGCCACCGGGCCTGTTCCCGCAAGGACTGACCTGCTGCAAACACAGCGGTGTCCGCCGACTGGCTTTGCTTTTTCGCCTTGTGCAGCCGTGACGGATTTGCCGCTTCATACGCATTAAGCCGGAGACGATCCCGCTCGCGTGCCGCGGCCCACCCGGGGGAAATTGCCCTCAGTGTTCTTTCAAGAATGCCCATAGAACGCCTTACAGAAAGTTAGCGAGTTTGTACAAACCACCACGGCTGTTGACCGCGCGCCAGCGACGCTCCCAGTATTCGAGCTCATCGCGCAGCGCCTTCGGATCGTGGTTGGTAATGGCGCGACCGTTTACGCCGGTGAAAGAGATACTCTTGCCGTCCAGCGAGTCCTGGTAGGCCTGGCGCACCATCACCAGCGTTCTCCAGATGTCGTCTTTCTTCACAGCCAGCCTCCTCCCCTACCGGAAGATCCCAGCCAGCTGCCGGAAAGCGTGTTTTCTTTCTCAGGCTCAGCCCTGACTTGTGGCTGAACGGTTTTGTTTTTTTTCACGGTTATCTCCCTGGGGCGTTCCCCTTCATGAATATTTGGGTTGAGATCCTGCGGCTCAGCCCATGCAGGAGGTTTTTCCCAGTCGCGAATTTTTTCGTAGCCGCGCAGAACCGCGACGGCGTGGGCATAGCAGAACAGGTCAAAGGCTTCGTTGGCGCCCTTGCCTGGCTTACGCCATTTGCCATCCACGCCGCGCTCTTCGTAGGTGAGTTCCTCGTAGAACCACTCCCCCAGCCAGTCGGGAAAATGGATATAGCCTGCTCCGGGAGTCTCACGATCAAGGTTATTGCTGAGCTGATCCTTGAGCAGGTCGGTTTGCAGCAGATACACCGGCACCTCGCCACGCGCATCAGCGCGACGGTCACTGCGTTCGGTATTATTCGGGTGAGTTTTGGTAATAACTTTCTGGCGTTTTGTGCTGTCGCCCTTGATCAGATAGACACGCTTACCCAGACCATCCCGGCGACACTGGCGCCAGAATTTATAGGCATTATCTGTCACCCCTTCCTCACCGCCGCTGTCGACGGCCATGGCCAGCACCGGCATACGCCGCGTCGGGTCAAACTGAAGTGCGTAAGTTTTTTCCAGCACATCGGATACAAGCAGCTGCCAGTCCTCCGGATACGCCCCGGGGTGGACTGGCTCCGCCTCGCCATGTTCATTGCAGCGCAGGGACTGGCGGATGTTGTAGCGATCCACAAGCCAGCGTTCACCGTTTTCGCCATAACCAATTATCTGCACGACGAAACGGCGCTTTTTCCCGCCCTGAACGTCGACGGCCGCCAGCAGGAAACGCACCTTCGGCGGAACCAGGCGTTTACCGTAATCCTCCGCACGCTGCATCAGCACATCGGCGCGTCGCTGTTCGCTGGCCGAGCGCGGCAGGTATGGCAGCCCCCAGTCGGTGTTGATAACCGCCTTGAGGGTTTCTTCGCTGCCGGTAGCCTCATACTCCTGCTCAGCAGTCAGCAGTTTGTATACCAGCTGCGCCCAGGTCTGGTACGCGGCTGCGGGCCCCTCCATCCAGAACGACGCTATGCGCGAACGGCGTGGCTCACCGGAGATCTTGCCGTCCCGGTCAATACTCTGACCTTCACGCAACCAGACACCCACCCCGTTAAGCTCGCGCTTTTTATCTGCGGTGATAATGGTGCTGCAATGCGGACAAAGCAGATGAGCCGACTCACTGGCTTTTACCGGATCAGGTACATCACGGTATCCGGTCATCGCCTCCATCGCAGGCTGAAAATATTCACCACAATGCGGGCACGGCCAGTACCAGCGACGGCGATCCCCACGGTTGTACAGCGAAAGCGCGCCTGTCGTTGGTGGTGCTTCATGGGGAGACTTTCGGCGCCATTTGCTGTCGCGAATGTCCCGGCCTGGCGAACACTCCACCAGAGTCATCCCGGCGGACATAAAAGTGGTGGTACGCTTGGAAGCCAGGGTAAAACCGTCACCCTCGCCATCGATGTCCTCAGGGAAGCGGTCATAATCGGTGAGCGCTACACATTTGAAATCTGACGAGGACATGATGTTGATGGAAGGCCAGCCAATCTTGAGATAGTTGCCCGCCAGAAAAGTACGATCATGCACGTTGTTGTCGTTTCGCAACGGGCTCAGGCGTTTCGCCACTTCAGGACTGACACGAAACGTTCTCGCCAGACGTTTTTTAGAGTGTTCACGCGCTTTCTCTTCGGTCATCTGAACGACGAGCATATCGGACGGGTCACAGACAATGTTGTATACAACCCAGCCATCCACCAGGCCTATCGTTTTCCCCGTTCGTGCCGGTCCAACAAACACCACCGCATCGTATTCACGCATCGCGAGGCAGTTCATCGGCTCTATCACATAGGGAGCGACAGCAGGATCCCACGGTACCGAGTTACCGGCCCCCATAGGTACGCGCATAAATTTTTGAACCGCCTCAGCCACAGGCATACGGCGCGGGGCTTTGAGAATGGCGGAAGCGTTACGCCTGACTTCCGCTGCCGTGGCCTGTCGCATGATTTACTCCTCTTCTGGCATATCCTCCTGTTCTGGTGAGTCGGCCTGCTCAACTTTGAGGGCTATCTGGTCGCGCAGATCGTCAATAACCTGCTGCACCCTGACAACTGCGGAAGGGGTCATGGCGCAGTCTCGTTCAAGAATGTCGGGTAACGTCTCCAGCACCTGAACCATTGCTTTTGCCATGGAGGAAAATTCTCTGGTGACTTCTGACGCCGGGATCAGCTCCCCTGTTTCCTGCTGAAACTTGAGCCTTTCACGCTCCGACTGAAACCAGGCTTTACGATCGGGGGGAAGCATTTTGTCGACGTCCACCAGCTCCGACGGTGTGGTACTCGTCAGCAACTCCCTGAGGATATCGGTGATGGCATAAAGCTTATGTTTCGGATTGCTGCCCGGTGCCGGCTGAACATTTGCAAGCTTGCTCGCGACCGTCTGGCGGTGCAGATCGGTAATGGCTGCCAGCTGCGTGATATTCAGCCGAAAATTTTTGAGTTCGTTATCCATGATGGTGAACAAAAAATAGTCATTTCGACATCCTGCTAATGATCAGGACCGAAATATCAAGAGGTTAAACAGATGATGATGAAACCCATAAAATGCAAAAAACTAGCCGTTTCCCGCGTGTCCTCGCCCCCTCGGTGTTCAGGATCCCCAGGAGTACCTTTTAGCAATAGGATCAATTCTCGTTTAACGATATGCTCAATAGCATTGAGAACACCTAATGTGGCCAATAGCGCGAGTGTTGCAATCAATAATCGAATCACTCTAAGGAGACAGAAATGGAATCACTCATCGCCAATCTTATTGAAGAGCTATCCAAAGAAGGTAAAACACAGAAGCAGGCTTATCTTCAGATAAGTGCCATGAGAGTTGTTATTTATGCGATGTGTACTGGGCTGGATGACATAAAACGTCAGGCCATACACAACCAAATCTTTGAGGCATTTGATCAGCTGGAATTAACTGACCGCACGTCAACTGAGAGTGAAGAGCTGCGTAATGCCACTTTAAAACTACTGGGAACAGACATTCTGCGGTAATACGCATGCCAAAAGAAAGTAAGGGAATACTCTTGCGCTAATTCATTTAAGTGATAAAGTTCCAACTCTGCTGAAAAGCAAGAAGCACACAAGAATAACAAAATCCAAATCATGATTTGCCCCGCACCAGGGGCATTTTTTATGGTCGTACGAAACACAAGCCCACCAACAGGTGAGCTTTGCAACGGCTACGATCCCACCGCGTTATGCAGTACTTCCTGACGGGCAATATGCTCGTAACGAGATACCGTCTTCCCGTTCTGGTTCATCACGTAGGCGACCTCGCCAGGTTTCAGTAATACATTTTTGTCCATTCCAGATACCGCGATGCTCTGCTGCCCCGGATTAAACCCTACGCTCAACCCGCAATGAATCTCTTCACCGCCACCTGGCGAGATTACTTTTACTGTTAACATGCTTCTTCTCCTTCTTCTGGTAATAAAAAAGCCCCGCTTACGCGAGGCTGGAATTGATTTGAGTAATGACAATCAATCTTCTTTTTTGATCACCACTTCCTGCGGTCGCATCTGCTGTATCGCCCGGACGATACAGTAAGGAATTACCGCCCAGGCAACTCCCATGGCTGCTCCTGCTGCTTGCTGAGGCGCGCTGACAGCGCCGAAAACCCCAACGATACCTTGAACAAAGCCAATAGCCCCGAATACAACACAAATAGCCCAGAGGATCTTCATCAACCTAACTCCTTTTATTAAAGAACAATTAGGATAATTCCGAATACCGTTTAGTAAAGCTTTATTGCATGAATTGCCGGAACTTATCGCACCGTTTATAGCGACAACCATTATCAAGCCCACCAGCAGGTGAGCTTTGTAATGACTATCAGACCTTCAAGTCATCCGCTTTCACGGCATAAATGGGTGCGCCAGGATGCTCATCATCTTCAACGGCTGCGATATCATCTTCATCGAACCAGCTTTCCTGAGCACGACCATCTGCGGCTTTGTAGTGAACCAGATACTGATTACAGTGATTGATGCTCTCAGCGCGGGATTTGATATGGCCCATTTCGCCACTGATCGACAACTCAACAAACTGATTAAGATCGAACTTAAATTTATCCACTTCATTTCCTCTCATTGGTTGGCTTGCAGTTCGCCTGCCACGCTTTGTTATGCGCCAGGATGTCGCGCTTGG